GCACAGCATCTGGCGCCTCACTCACAGGCACAGGCTCAGTCACGGCGGGATCAGCGGCCGCGTCGAGCGCTGCGTCCGGCGCCTCACTCACAGGCACAGGCTCAGTTTCCGCAGGCAGCGCAGCAGGGACATCAGGGGGCACAGCATCTGGCGCCTCACTCACAGGCACAGGCTCAGTCACGGCGGGATCAGCGGCCGCGTCGAGCGCTGCGTCCGGCGCCTCACTCACAGGCACAGGCTCAGTTTCCGCAGGCAGCGCAGCAGGAGGGGCGGCAGGGACCGCCCCAGGCGCCACTATTACGGGCGCGGGCAGTGTCATCTCAGGATCAGCAACGGGAGGGATGGACTTGTCTACATCTAACATCATCAAACTACCTACACGGAAATCGGCGGGGAGGTACAACCCAACACTTGAGTTCTCTCCCAAGGACAATAATGAAACGGTGTGGCTCGGGTTCGACTTTAAGAAGTTGTTGGTGACGGGGCAATCAATTAGCGGCGTGACGTTCACTGTGAGACCCCTTGGGGATCTCGATACGCCCCACCTAACCATGCTACTAGGGTCCCCTATCATCAATGGCACCGAAGTGGCCCAGGAAATTCAGGGGGGGGCTATCGGGGTGGGGTACAGGCTAACGGCTGCAATCAACGTAGCCCCCGGAGGGCTAAGGTTTGTTGAAGGAGCCAATCTCGAAGTGATCGAAAAAGAGTAGAATACTGACAATAATACATAGGAGGACATATGGCACAGGCAAAACCAGGAGTTGAAAACGCTGCAAAATATCCCAAGGCCCCCCAGCGGGTGCTCGTCTGTGGCGTGCACGGAAACATGGAAAACCCCTTCACCCACGACAAGTTCGAGCATGCCGGAAAAGGCACGCCTCTGACTGAGATCGACGGGTGGGTACAGTCGCAGATTGACGCCGGCAAGCTCCGCGTCGTCGATCAGGAGTAGTAGATCACTATGTCGATCACCACCTACACAACCTACGATGAAGTCCGTGCCGCCCTCGGCGTATCTACGGATGAGATTGAGGACGCCACACTTGAGTTAGGTGTGTATGGCATGGGCCTCGACATGGACCTCATGGAGGTGAATGCGGGGGTACCGGCAGCGTTTGCTACGGTTCGGTCTATCGCCACACCTGACAGAACGCCTGTACAACAGGCGCTGTTTCAGACAGTCAAGCTGTTCGCCACCTACGCGGTTGCGAAACAGCTTGCGTCTGGCCTCGCCATGTTTGCCCCGAAGGACATTAGTGATGGGAAAGCCACTGTTTCCAGGTTCGCGGATTCACCTTACCGGGACACGGTTTCCCACATAGGGCAGCAGTACGGCCTCAACAGGGACAGGCTGAAACTTGCGTATGCAACACTGACCGGGGGGGCCAGCGACGCAACCTCGCAGAGCATGCTGCGCATATCTTCCCCCCTCCTCGACCCAGTGACGGGACAGTAATATGCGGTTGGCAAACGCAGCTTGTTACTTTGACCGGATGGTTTGTGAGGACGCTTATGACCCTAGCGCCCCCACCTTCAAAGGTCAGTTCGACTTGTTCGACGACACGAAACGGGATGGATTGACGGCGGAGCGCCGCATTCTCTCCGCCGCACCCAATGTTGAAATCCCCCTGCGCCGAGTGATCACTACCGGGGGGCATTCCTGGTTGATTGGTAACGATATGCCGGACATGTTTGCCGATGAGGTTATTCGCAACAAGTACGTGCTCCATCGGGCTGACAGCCTCGCCGTGATCAAGACTTTCGACCAGATACTGACAGGCGCAGCAGGCACAGCCGCCTACGCTTCCCGCGTCTGGGTTAAGGGCAGCAAGCAGGTCGATACAGACTCAACCGTGTTCGACGAATTTGACATTTATTTCAGCCCCTCTGAGGCTGTGCAGGATAAGCACATGGTCCTGCTGGATGGCGCCTGGCACCTGGTTCGCGCGGTTTACCCTACGCAGGCCGGGCTTGTTTCGGCACTGAGCGAGGAACTGCCGAATCCGTTGGAGTCGGGCACGCTTAATCTCCGCACCTACGCGCCCGTCACCGACACTTACACCTCCAGCCCCCTCGCCGTTTCTGTGCTCCGAATCCGCTGGCAGGTGAACTTCACTTACCGGACGGTGGGCACGCCCACCTACCTGCGCGGTGACGAATCTGTGGTGCTGCTGAAGAGTGCGGCTATGCCGAAGGTGGGCGATACGCTCAGCCTCGGCGATGGCACCTGGCGCGTTCAAGGCGTGCTCGATGAGGGTCTTTGCTGGAATCTGCACACCCGCCGTGCTTGAGGTTAAAAACGCCGAGGGGGTATCGAGGCAACTTGACCAGTGGCTTGCCGATGTCACGCAGGTTGCTACCGAGGTAGCGCGGGGGTTATCGGTTAGGTGGTTCAAGGAAGCACTGGCGCGCTCTCCGCAATACTCAGGTGACTTCGCTGCTAACTGGCGCTACTCACGGAATAGCGGGGATACCAACTTCGAGACGGGTTTCGTTCGGGCTTCGAGGAGGCATCGCAAACAAGATGTAGGCATGACTGGAGGGGAAGCTTTTAAGCTTGGTGATTGGCCGGCGCAGGGGGTGGCACTGAAGCTCAATGCTGGGCGGGAGATGGGTTTCAAGCTGGGTGATATTGTCTACATCAGCAACAGTTCTACCCATGACGAACCCTACGCCTGGAAGATCGAAAACAACCAGGTGAAGTTCAGACCACAGAACGCCGGGGCGGGTGCAGTTGCAGCAAGAACGACGGCCTATATGTCACAGGCATATGCCGTAGTGGAGTCCCCCAGGATGGTGGAGCAATTGAGGAGGGAAAAATTCTCATGAATATGGAGGGTATCCGCACTGCGCTCATTACTGCGATGGACTTCAATTGGGGCCTCACCCACCCTAATATCCAAGTGCTTTACGAGAACACTATCCCCGTCAATTTGGATGCGTTGGGGGGTGCGTTTATTGGCTGTGAGATTGAGTTCACAGCAGCCACACAGGTGTCCCTTGAGTTCAGCCCCACGTATCGCATCAGCGGTTACATGGTATTAACGGCGTTTCTGAAAGAGGGGCACGGAACGAAACAGATATACGAACACCTCGATTACCTGTTTTCGATTTTTCAGCACAAGAATTTTGCGGGGGTGCACACCGGGACACCCACTTTTGGGCGTACCGGGCAGCACAACAACTTCTACTTCGTGGAGTTGCGAGTACCGTTTTGGGCGGACTCAAACGCGTGACACACTTGCACAAAGGGACGTATTAGAGTAGCATCCACACGAAACGCCTGCTAAGGAGAATAATAAAATGGCGCTCGCATCTACCTCGCTACAGCAATTCCGAATTATTGTCGAATCGGCCTTTGGCGCGACTCCCGTCGCAGGTAATCCGTTCAACCTGCGGATGACGAGCCAGGCACTCAACTTTGCTTTCCAGACACAGACCAGCCAGGAAATCCGCTCCGACCGCCAGATTACAGACCTTGTACAGGTCGGCGCATCTTCGAGTGGCGCCATCAATTTCGAGTTGTCCTACAATGAATTCGACCCGCTGATTGAGGCGGCGTTGCAGGGTACTTGGGCGCCTTATGGCACGGCGGGGGTGGGCGCAACCTTTACCGCTAATTTCACTGCCACGACCATCACAGCGGCTGTTGCACCGACCGGCGGCAGCGCCTTTACGACCCTTGCTAAGGGCCAGTGGTTCAAGCTGACGGCACCGTCGCACGCTAACGACGGCATGTATTTTCAGGTTTCCAAATCGGTGGCGCCTACTTCGACTATTGTTACTGTCGAAACCGCCACCCCCCTGGCTGTGGGCACTACCGTTCTGCTGTGCAAGCTGTCCAGCTCCCGCCTTGTCAACGGCGTGACCCAGCGCAGCTTCTCACAGGAAGTTCAGTTCTCCGATATTGGGCAGTTCTTCAACTACCGGGGCATGGTGGCGTCGAAGCTGTCTCTGAATTTTGCGAGTGGGGCCATCGTGACAGGCTCCTTCGACATGATGGGTAAGGATGCCGTGAGGGGAATCGCTACAGCGCTTCCTGGCTCGCCGATTGCCAGCCAGGCTTTTGACGTGATGAACGCCGTTTCCGGTGTTGGTCAGGTCATGGAAGGCGGCGCACTGCTCACCGGCACTTTCATCAAGTCGATGAAGCTTTCCGTGGATAACAAGCTGCGGGGGCAAACCGCTATCGGCGTTCTCGGTAACGCCGGTATTGGCTCTGGCACTGTTGCGATCAACGGTGACATCGAGGTGTATCTGGCCGATGGCACCATGTATGACAAGTTCCGCAACAATACCGCCACATCGCTGTCCGTTCGCACCGTCGATGGCGCAGGTAACGGCTACATCTTCCAGCTCCCGAAGGTGAAGTACGGTGACGCCAAGGTCAACGCGGGGGGTATGGACAACGACGTGATGCTGTCGATGCCCTTCACTGCGCTGATGGACAACACGCTGACCAACCAGACAATCCTGATCGACCGCGTAGGCGTAGCAGCAGTTCGGTAATTGACAGATTTGCAGGGTGAGACTACTCACCCTGCCTAGAGGCAATCTAAGGCGGTACCCAACTACAAGGAGAAGACGATGCTTGACATATTTGCACAATTCGCGACCGACGAGACACTTGAGAATCAAGGCGTCTGGGTCGAGTATGGTGAGGCGAAGTTCCTCGTTGGCCGTTCCGGCAACCGAGCTTACTCGAAGAAGCTTTCCGCACTCGTCGAGCAAAACCAAAAACTGCTGGACATCAAGGATGAGGCTGCTGAAGCACTCTCTCAGAAAATCTTTATTGAGGTAATGGCTGAGTCTATCTTGCTGGGTTGGAGCGGACCTGTCGCCTACAAGGGCGAGCCCCTGCCTTTCAGCCGAGACGCAGTGCGGCAGTTGCTTGAGATCAAAGATTTCCGCCGTGAGGTTACCCGCTGGGCTGAAGACATCAACCGCTTCAAGGCCCGCGTGGAGGAAGCCCAAGTAAAAAACTGACGGCGTACCTCTCCTGGTATCTCAAGTGGGGGTCGGAATTCAAGACCCTCCGAGATATCGAAAAGGCGACAGGGGTACGGCCACCGGGTTTGCTGGAAATGCCGGATATGCGCGCGGATTGCAGGAGGTACTGGGGGATGTTTCAGATGCTGGGGCATACCCGAGGTTACAACCAGGCAGGGGCGCAGCCCCTGCGGATCAGCGAGTTGGGGGCCTACCTCACCGAGATGGGTTCCACGGGACCGGAGAGAGAGAAAACGCTGGGCATTCTTTTAGAACTTGATCATGGCTACATGAGCGATTACTACGAAAAGGCGGCGCAGAAAACGGCATGAGTGGAGCGACAACAACACTTGTTATTGGGATACGGACTGACCAGGCGCTGAGCGATCTCGCCCGGCTCCAGTCCGGCCTCGATTCGTTCAAGTCGTCTTTCAACAATATAGGGGGGCAGGCTAAGAACCCCTTGGCGCAGATGCCCGATGAGATGGGGCAGGCCATGCGGACTGCCGCCGCTAATGTTCGGAGCGAGGGGGCGAAGGTCGTTAGAGAAGCCGAAGATATCGGCATATCTGCGGGTAAGAAACTTCGTGCGGCGATCAGTGAGGGTGCGAAGGAGGGGAATGTCAGTATCCGCCTCAGTGGGGTCATCGACCCTGCGGTTGCACGTGAGCGGATTGACGCCGCGCGCATATCTGCGGCGGCTGACAAAGAAGCCATAGCCCGCGCGAGAGAGTTGGACTCGATACAGAAAGAAGCCGCCGCTCATCGTAGATCCGAGTTGTTGGAGATCGCTAACCTCCAGGACAAGCAGGCTCGGGGGAACC